TCAACTTTGTAGCGCGTATCGGCCTGCTGCCCCGCCGTCCGACCCGCGTGCGCCCTGCGCTCCATGAGCGAGATTGCCCCGGTTGAAGTAACCCGTCCGATCGTATTCGCATAGGTTTCGACTTTGTTCGAGAAGTAGGCAATGCGGAAGTAGCCGGTATCCCCGGCCAAGCTGCTGCGAAACTGCACCCCCCAACCGATTATGTAGTCGCCACTGAGCGGATAGTTCAGTTTGGGAATCGATGTTTCGTTATAGGAAGTGTTGCTCTGGGCACCGGGACTAGTCGTGGCGATCAACGGTGGGCCGCCAATCTTCGCCCACGGATATTCGGCTTCGCCCGTGTAGATAAACTGCCAATAAACCCCCGTTGCCGCTTTGAACGTGCAGAGGGAACCGACCGCCACTCCGACCGAGGGCAGCGTTTCAACGATCCCGTAGTCAACCGCCGAGGATTCTCCCGGCGGTCCGGGCGGGCCTTCTTTACCTTCCGGGCCTGTCGGACCAGTCGCCCCGGTATCGCCTTTGACGGCGATCGGTGTCCAGTCGAGCGGGTTGACCCCCGGTTCGCTGCCTTTGTTTTCCCGCAGCGCCCGCCACGATGAGCCTTTCCAGAACACGCCGTCGTCTTTGACGTAGGTGGCCGCGACCTGCCATTCCCCGCGCCAGAAGACTCCGGGGGAGCCGGTTTCACCTTTCGGCCCGGTTTCACCTTTCGGCCCGGTTTCACCTTGGTCGCCTGTGCGAAAGAAGCTGATAATCAGCGAGTCGCCGCTGACGATCCCCGCCCCGACTCCGACGACCGGCGTAACCGTGACCGTGAGAAAGCCGGTTTTGGAAGTGACGGCGGTTACCGATGCAAGCTGGTAGGAAAGGGTGTTCTCCTTCTGGATGAGAACGTAACCCTTCTGAGGCGAAGTCGAATCGTCCCATGTTTCGATGAACGATTTCGCCAGTCCGCCTGCAACGTCTTCCTCATCGATGAAGTATTTGGTCGCCGTCCCGAGCACGGCGTTGTTAGGCCGCAGTTTGCCTTTTCCGGGGTCACCTTCGGCAATCGTGCTGAGGTCGAGGGTGTAGCGGAACCCACCGCCCATCAGCCCCTGCGCCCCGGTCGCCCCTTTCGGACCTTCCGCCCCGGTCGCCCCTTTCGGCCCTTCTTTCCCTTCTTTCCCTTCTTTCCCCTGAATCCCTTCTGGACCCGTAGGCCCTGGCGGACCTTCTGGCCCTTCCGGTCCCGGCGGTCCTTCGGGACCAGGAGGCCCTCCTTCTTCGGCTTTCTGTTCCCCTACTTCGCGGATCCGCCGCCGCAACGCTTCGAGGTTCTGTTGCGTAGCGGGATCGCGAACCGGCCCGCCGGGTAGGACCGGAGGATTGGCCATCAGAAGCCCTCCGTCCAGACGTAGAGGATCCGTTCTTTGGCCGAAATCGAACCGCTGGAGGCGAAGTAGCGGATGCTCAGGTCGTAGGTTCCGGCGGCGGCTTTTATGTAGCAGACCCCGGTCGCCTCGTCCGCCACTTCGCGGATCGTCCCGCCCAGGTCGTAGCGCATCCCGAAGCCGTCGATGAAGGGCTCGCCGAGCGTCTGTCCCGTGGTCAGATCCGGGCTGCCGACGTTGATCGCGCGTGAGGCGGCTACCAGGCCGAATGACGTGGCGGTGACGGCGACGAAGGTGCCCGGTTCGGTCGCCCGCGTCGGCGCGGTGATCGACTGCGGAAACTGGCCATTGCCGCGCGTGCGCACGTCGGTTTCATTCAGGTAGATCGCGACCCGTCCGGCACCGGCAACCGAGCTTTTCACCTTGGCGTCGAAGTGGACGGCGATGAACCCGGCGGCGGGTATGTTCAGGCCGGAAACGCGATCCGGCGTCGGCAGCATCCCGTAGCTCGCGCCGCTCTTTGACTCTTCGGTCGGGATCACCGATTTACCGCGCAGCCCCGTTCCAACCCCCATCTGCGACAGCAGGGCGGGATCGATGTTGTTCGCGGTGATTCCCGCCGCGCCGCTGAGGTTGCCGTTGTCGAGCTGCCCGTTGATTACGTTGCGCAGGGCGAGATCGTTGTCTTGAACATCGGCCCATTCGTTGTCGCCGGTCTGGTCGAGCTTGGGAAGAATTACGTCGGTCACGCTCTCACCACCGAAGGTCGCTTGATCTCTCGTAGATGGTGCGATACGCGATGTACCGACCACGTTTGTCCTTTGAGGTTGTTCGAGAAGAAGAGGGAGAAGACAGCGCCGCGAACCGCAACCCGCCGGTAGTCGGCGAGCAGACCGCGCGGCTCGGCCCACTGCCCTCCGCCCCACGTCGTCTCATCCCACTGATCCACGTCACCGGCCGAGAAATCGAGCTGGACAAGCTGCCCCGTCTCCAGCCGGAAGTCATAGCCGAGCCCGCAGAAGCATTTGCCGGAGCCCCACACCTTCGAGGAGCGGATCGTCTTCACATCGGGGGAGTCCTCGTCAAACCAGCCCGAGCGCCAGCGCGATTCGATCGCAGCTTCGTTGTCTTCGGTGAAGTTGGCAGCGTATTTGAAGATCTGTTTACCGCTGCCGAAGAACAGTTCGGGCGCGGATGCGGTCGCCTCGAACGTGGTCAGGGTCCGAACCGGGAGATCGGTGATCGACCACCATTCAAACTGCACGTCATAGACCAGGGCGCGGTCATTCGCTTCTTTGCTACCGAAGCCGACATAGACCCGATCCTCGTGCGCGCTGAGAACTATGTCGTCGCAGAACGTGTGATCGAGAACCCCGCCCAGGTAGAACGGCGACGCCGACTCCTCGGTGTGGAAGATCGGCTCGATCATCGAGCTGACCAGTTCGGGCTCCTGCCCGCCCGTGCGGTAAACACCCTGGTGATTGACGAAGTAGACACCCGTCGTGTGGACACAGACCCCGCGCGGAGCCGAGAGGCCGATCCCGGTATCGACCGGACGCCAGATAAAGATCGGGTTGCCGTCTTTGTCGGTTTCGTTACCGCCGAAAACGAAGAATTTCGTTTCCTTGAAGATGAAGACGAACTCGCGCCATGCGACTACCGCCTGAATCCGCTCCCCGTCACCAGGCGTAAGCTGTACCACAGAGGTTTTTTCGTAGTTCTCGGGTTCGCCGGGCTCGGAGAAATAGACGTGTGAAGGGGAGGAGACGGCTCCGCCCGGCCCGCCGGTTGTCGTGCCGAACCCCGCGCAGACGAGCCTGTTGTTATTCGGATCGGCACAGATCGCCCCCGCCCTCGGCATTTCTTTTCCGGCTTCGCCGTTGACTTTCGCAGTCGGTTTCGTCCAGGCGGCGCTGTTCCACTTCAACAGCGGTACCCGCCCATTCCCGGCGTAAGCAACCTCTTCGTTCGGTTTGCCGAAGCGGGCGAAATCGAAGAACGGCCCCGGTGTCAAGCCGACTTCATTCGCAACCCCGCCGCCCGCGTTATTCAACGCCTGCACCCAACTATCGCCGCCGACGAGTATCTGATGAAGCCCCGTCGTCGTATAGAACGGTTCCATGTTCAGCGCCGTCCCCGGCAGCGCGACCGGGGTGAACTGGTGATAGCCGAAGCGCTGCTCGATCGCCCCCCGGTCGGAGAAGACGACGTTCATCGCATCAATGCACTCTTCGGGATCGACCGCATCGGGCTTGTCGCGCAGGTTCAAGCCCTTGGCGAAGGAATCGAGCGGGAACGATTCGTAGGTCACGCTGCCTCCCCCGGATCGATCATCGAGATAAATTCATCCGGCAGATCGCGATTCTGACCGAGCAGCGATTCGCGCATCCGCTGCAACCGCGCTTCGAAGTTTTCCCTGGCGTTCTGCGCCAGTTCGTAGTCGTCGGAATCCTCATACGCGCGCGCAACCGCGCCGTCTATGACCAGCGAGTGAAAGCGGGTAGGGAGAACGGGTTCATCGCTCGCCCCTTCTAGAAGCGATGGCGCGCGCCAATATGCGACCTGCAGAGTGATCGTGGTAGAGGTAGGGAAGGTCGCCAGCGTCTCTGCGCTTTGCATGTACCAGAACGACGGGGTTCCGGCTTCGGCGATGTTCGCTCCATAATTGTCGGTTATCTCTCTCGGATCGAGGGGTGCGAGCTTGACTTCGTTGGTCGCATCGATTACCCACCTGACCGAGCGAAGGTCGAGAATGCTCAGCGGCGCAATCCCGGTTTCCAGCGCTTGCAGGAACGGCCAATCCTCCTGCTCGCAGATATCGACCAGATAGGCATCGTTCAGGTAGTTCGCGCAGCGCGACGCAGGCAGGTAGTCGAAGCCGCGTGCTTTCAGCTCGGTTATCAGCGCTTCGCGGTTCATCCCCGTCCCCACTTACTTTTCGTAAGCCCGCCCTCTCCGGCGACCCGCTTCCCGGCGCGGAGGTCGAGCGCCAGTTCGTCGCGGCGCTGTTCATCGGCCAGCTCGCGCTGCCTGCGTGCCTTGGCTTCGGCGCGGGCCTGACGGCCGATCAGCGATCGCATCGCTTCCTCGCGATGGAGATCGCGCTGCTGCATTTCGTCAAGTACGGTGTGGGTCGGCTCGCGAAACTCGCCCTCCGGCCCGACGATCGGGTAGTAGATATTGGGCAGGCCCGGAGCCTTAACCTCTACGTGCCAGCGCCCGGCGATCGCCCCGGTCGGCAGCTCCCATTCTTCGACGTTCGGTTTGACGAAGACGAGCCCGAGATTCGGGTCATGGGCCTTCAGCGCCTGATCGATATAGCGTGCGACTCCAACCTGGCGGTCGAGCGCATCCTCGTTTTCGATTTCCCCCCGAATGTGATCGGGGAGCAGTCCGAACCTGTCAAACACGGTTTACCTCCAAGAATGGCCCCGGCGGGGTTTCCCCCACCAGGGCCATATTTGCTCAGGTAAGTGCGGAGAATCGATAGAGATCGTTTCTCCGGTTGGCACCGAGGTTGCAGCGGTAAGTGACTTTGGCCTGGTATTCATCCGTTCCCAGTCGCCACTGGAGGATTTCTCCCCCGGTCACTTTGTTCTGCCAGTACGGTTTGTCGAGCGCGAGCATGAAGAAGTGCTCGTACCGACCCATGTAGAGTTCCGGATCCGGACAGTCCGGATCAGCCCAAATGTCCATACTGTCCCACTTCACCTTCTGGTCACCCCCGGCGTTCAGCGAATCGTCTCCGCCGACGTACCGGGCCTGCTGCTGCAGCAATTCGTAGAATTTCGCTTGCTGCTTAAGGGAGGTCAGCAAGAAGTTCGGGGATTTACCCCGTTTCTGGTTGACCCGCCGCTTCGCCGTGAGCAGGAGTGCGAGCGAGAGCGGACCCGACGTGCTGTTGACCGTGGCCTTCCACGTCGGCTCTGTCGCCGGAGAGAGTTTCCCCAGTGAGAGGGTTTCGGACACAACATTCTTCAGTCCGTTCATCTCATAGGAGACTTCTCCGGTGCGCGATTTGGACTGCGACACATAGTCGGTCGCAGTCTCGGTTGTGACCGCCGCGCCAGAGACGGTCAGTTTCGGGGTCGCTCCTTCTTCGAACCCCGTCACCGTCCGAACCGTCGTAGAGACGGACTGCTCGGAGGCTTTGGACCCGATGATGATCGGCTGGTTGATGAACAGCCAACCGCGTTCGAGGGCGGACTGCCCCAGAACCGGGTCCAGCTCGACGGTGTTACCCGTCGATGCGGCGCATGGCGTAATCAGGGCGCTGCCGTCCATGAAGAGCTGCCGGGTGAGCTGCCGGTTCAGATCGGTCAGCGCCCCCTTGATCTCCACATCGGCGGCTTCCACGATCGCGTTCGTGTCGCCCTTGGTTCCGTCGATCGCGTCACCCTGGATCGCGATCGGCTGGTGATGGTTGGTGTAGTTGAACTCGGCTTTTGCGAGCCCCTGGTTCCCGGCAGGGTTCAATTCCCCACCCCCGTCAGGGAGCGCGGTATATCCACCATTCCGGGAGACGTGAAGGGGGACGCGAGCCGTCTCGCCCACAGTGTAGGTGTCCTTCTTTTTCAGTTTGTCGAGGAACGGTGTTTCTTGGTAGAGCTGCTCCTCAAGCGTTTTCTGAGTCCAGACACGCTGCAGGGCGACGTTCAACGACTGCAGGGTCGCAGCCATTGGGTCGGTCCTTTCTATTCGGACCCCTCTGACTCCATCGTGCGCGCCAGCTCGCGCCGACGCGACTCGTCGTCGCGGAGGTCTATGTTCTCCTCTCCCGGAGAACCGACCGGAGCTTTCGGTGCGTTCTTACGCTGCTCCATGTACCGATCACGGGCCGATTCGAGCGATTTCAGGAATGCTTTCCCCGCCGCCGTAACGTCGGGCAATCCGTCTTCGCCGCGATTTGTGACAGCACGATCGACTATGAAATCAACGTCTTCTTGCGACAGCTCGAAACCCAACTCGGATTCGAGCGAATCGAGAGCATCGTCTATGTGCGCGGCCTCCTGCTCGTAGATCTGAGCCTGCTCCTGTTCTTCGTCGCGCTGGCTCAGGTGTTCTTTGAGCTGATCGAATTCCGCCCAACGTTGCTCGTCAGGGTCGATGTAGTTCTCGTCGTCGTCTGTCGGTTGCCCCGGCTGCTCGATCCCCAACAGCTCCAACGCTTCGGGGTGCCCTTCTTGGGCGGCTTCGTACAACCGGCGAAATTCTGCATTCTGCTGCTGCGCTTTCGTCAGCTCAGGCTGCAGATCTTCGAACCGCTTCTGGTAGTCGATCTCCGGCTCCGAGCCTTGCGGCTCGGGCGGCACGGGTGTCCCCTCTTCGGGGGCCGCTGGTGGCGTGTCCTGTACCGGCTCTTGCTGGACAGGGGCCTCTCCCTCTTCGGGCATCGTGCTTCTCCTTCGTTGCGCAGGGGCTTACGCCGTAGTCCTGCTGGTTTGCGGGTCGCGTGTGCGGGTAACCCGCGAAGTTCTTATTCGGGAAGCTGTTCGGCGGCGGCTTCCGGGGTCGGGATCGGACCCTGCGGTTTCGCCGCGTTTGCAGCTCCCTGCGAGACGGCCATCATTTCCTGCGCTTGGGACTGTTCGGCCAGCTTCTGCGATTTCAGTTGGCGCAGGGCTTCGTAGTAGGTATTTGCCGCCTCCTGCATCGCCGGTTCGAGCGAATCGAACTCCACTGTTTTCATCCAGTCCTCGAAGACGCTCATCTGAACGTCGATGTTGTCGAACTGGCGCGGCATCCAGCCCTCGACCGGCATCCCGTTTTCCATTCGCGGCGGGGTGTTAAATAGGACTTCCGGCCCGGCTTTGATTTTGCGGATGATCTGGTGCGCGCGGGCAATGTCCTTCTGGTAGGAGGCGACCAGCGATTCGGCCGTTCCCCCCGAGATCGCAGCCATCGCCGCCTGCGGCGAGATCCAGCCGCGATCGGCGTAGGCCATGATCCGTTCTTCCATCGCTTTGCGCGAGAGCGATTCGAGCGTGCCGGGTAGGACCGTCACGTCCATTTGTCCGCGCAGTTCGGAGCCCCGGAACTCGGGGATCGTGTCAGCCCCGAACTCGCCCTGGACTTTGATCAGCCGGTCCTCGGAGTAGTAGCGCTGGACAAGGTAGAGGCAGTGGCGCATCAAGCGAGAGTGGAACTCGGCGAGATTGGCGGTGAAGTTGTAGCGCCGGGTCTGATCGCGTTCGATCAGCGCCTGAATCCCTTTCGCCGATTCGACCGAGCCGGGAATATCGTTCTGCGCAGCCATCTGCGCCATGTCGCGCATCGCTTCGGACTTCATCTGCGACAGCGCGGGCGGCATTTCGGGGACCGGACGCCACTCAATCTTGCCGGTCCCGGTTGCGTTATAGGCGGCTCCGGGCTCATTCGAGAGCCGCTGTCCTTTGGCGAAACCGCCGTTCCAGATAATCACCTGCGGGTTCATCGCCAGATCGACCCACATAATCTGCTTGTTGGTCGAATTGTTGATCGTCCGCTGCGCATCGAGCAGGTGGCGGACCAGGCCCTTGTCGCGATCCGAATCGGGGTCTACGGCGTAGGAGAGGCGGTGAAGAACGGGCTCATCGAGAACCTTGCCTTCGTGGTCGAAGCAGGGGTACGGGCGCTCACCGACGATCACCCGTTCGTTCGCGAAGGTAAACCAGCGCCCTTCGGGGTAGTCGGGGCAAGGCCGCTCCAGGTACTCGGTGACGAGCACGAGCTTGGCAGCCTGCTTGGTCCGCTCGCCTCCCGTTTCGGCGTTCTGCGCGTCGGCCTGCAGCTTGCCGCCGACGTAGCCCGGTTCCTGTTCGGTGCGGTGAAGGTCGCGCGCCTGGACGATCGCGATCCAGGGCGAATCATCGAAGTTGACGCCGGGCTCCCAGAAGACTTCATTCGGGCCGAAGACGCGGATCCGCACGTCGCCCCGGCCGATCCGTCCGCCCTCGCCATCGTCCATGAACGGCCCCACGGATACGTCGTAGAAGGGCCAGGCGAAGCCTTCATCGCAACAGACGGCGTAGCGGATCACGGCCTCGGTCGCGCGGCGGATCGACCACTCGTCATAGCCGTAGCGCGCGATCTGCTCGGCGAGGCGCGCCGCCGACTCGTCTTCGGGGTCCGGTGTGGAGGGGGTTACTTCGTAGCCCGGAACCCGGCGGTTCGCCGCAGCGACCTCGTGCTCGACCACATCGAAGACCATGTTCCGGGTCCGGCGGACGACGTGCGGCGGTTTGCCGGAGCGTTCATAGGCGCTCGTCGTCGTCGGCTGACCGACAAGCACGTTTTCCGAATTGACGAAGCGGTACTGATCGCCGCGCCAGAAGGCGAGACACTCGTTGCGCTTCGGAGCTTCGGACTGCATCCGCTCATAGCCCCGGTCACAGCGTTCTTTGATCTCTTTCGGGATTTCGATTTTGCCGTCGCGCGTGCTGGGACGGGCGATCGTGTAGGCCTCCATCAGCCCTCACGCTCCTCTGTGGCCTGCCAGTAGCCCTCGTCGTCGTCGGGGGCGACGTACTGGGTCGGCTGCTGCTCGGCGACGACGGCAACCTCCGGGGCCTGGATCCGGTCGAGCAGCTTTTCGCGTTCGGCCCGCCAGCGGTCGCGTTCGACCTGCCAGCGCTGCTCGCGGCGATCGTTCGCCGACGACGCCTGGAGTTCGCGCAGGATGCAGTAGCCGATCAGCGCCCCGGCGACGAAAATGAAGCCGAGCGTCTCCATCACGGCGCGTTGAGAACCGAACCCTGCGCGATCTCCAGTTTTTCCGACGCGGCGACGAACTCCTGCAAACCCTCGATCTCCTGCTCGTAGGAGTCGATCCGAGCCCGCAGCTCGTCTACCTCGGCGCGCGGAACCATCCCGAGCAGCTCACGCGCCATGTATTCGACCAGCGGGACGTGCAGGTAGACGTACGGATCTCTCCAGTTCGCCCACGTCTCGGTGTCGATGAATGGCCCGTCCTGGTCGGCAGTGACGATGCACTGCGCGGGCGGATGCGTGGCCTGCTCGACTATCTTCATTTTTTCGAGCTGGAGGACGAACTGGAGGACGACGAACTGGACGCTTCTTTGCCTTCTTTTTCGCCTTCCTTCTCTGCTTCTTCTGCCGCCTCTTTCTGTTCCTTTTCGCGTTCTTCGGCGGCTTCGACCTCTTCCTTGCGGATCGCGCTCTGCTCGAATTCGTCAACAAGGTTGTCGGCCTCGTCCTCGCTGATCTCCTCGACGGTGACGTGCGAGCTGGTGTCGGATACGAACCAGGCCGAGCCGCGCACGTCGATCGCAGCTTCTGCCTCCAGCTCCTCGTCGCGCGCCGAGACGAGCTGATCGGCGGCGTACCACATCGCGCCGCTGCCGCCGTTGCTGACGCGTTTGATTTGGTCCGGGCCTCCGCCGATCTGCACGGGAGTCCGGTACACGATGAATGTATCGGGCATTACCTTGTCCTTTCTGGTTAGCTGAAACTGCCGAGCGGCGGAGCTTCCCGGTAGGGACGCTCTTCGGAGTAAGGGATCTGAAACTCGGGGGTCGAATACCGTCTCGGCGGCGGGTTGAACTCCGGGTGATGCCAGGCGCGCGAAAGCACGGCATAGCGCAGCGAATCGACCAGGTGATCGTCAACCTTGATCGCCTTCCACTCGTCATCGGAATTCAGATCGCGTCGATAGCGACCGATCTCCCAAATCAAGTTTTTGCACTCGGGCGAGATCTGCAACATCGGCTGCGGAGTGCCGTTCGGTTCCAGGTTCTGCAGCCGCCGCTTGATCTCCAGGATCCCGGCGGCGCGATCGTTCTGCCCGTACTGGGGGTAAATCCCCTCCCGCATGTACGCGGCCTCGACCTGATCGGCGTTGATCGCCGAGCGGTTGCGGGCGGAGGGGTCGATCACGTACTCGGGCTCGCAGCCCCAGAACTCATTTTTGCGGCGGATCTCGGCGCAGATATCGGGGACGATCGACTCGGCCGGGTAGTGCTCGGCGAAGGTCAGGGCGGCGTTGTCATTGTCGAACGCGGTCCAGGTGACGCCGGTTCGCCGCAGGCCGGGATCGATCCCCACCACCACGTCCTGGCCCTTGATGTGTTCGGGCTTCGGCGCTGCGGGCCAGACGTGGCGCTCGTCGGAGAACTCATCGAAGAAAAGCCCGCCGAAGTGGACGAATTCACCCTTCTCGCGCGCGCGACGCTCGTCGGTGGTCAGCTCGCCGAGAAACTCGTTGATCGCCTGCTTCGAATTCCAGGGGTTGTCCTCGATCGACATTTGGACAACCGAGATCCCGTCCTCGAGCCGCCGCTCCCAGATTTCGTCGTAGACCCACGAGTACCCGAGCAGCGGGGTCATGCCGATTATCTCGTCGCCGTTGGTCGAGACAAGCCGAGCGCGGGCCTCGGAGCGGAGGATCTTGCCGTCCTCACCGTTGGGCTCCTCGTCCCAGTGGATCCGGTGAACCTCCGCCGACGCCCAGGCATCGAGATCCTGGTCGTAGGTCTTGAAGCCGAAGGTCGAGCCATTGGTCAGCCGCAGGATCGGGGTCGGCTGCCGCCGATAGGACTTCTCGAAGCTGCCCTCGATCAGCATCAGCTTCGGAATGAAGCGCCGAATCAGGGGGATGATCGTGTCTTCGTGCTTGGAGAACTTCGGCGCGCCGATCCAGACGTGAAACGGCGGCTTCCACTTCTTGTAGGGCAGCAACCAGTTCGGCAACAGCTCGCGGTCGATCGCCTGGATCAGATCATCGACCACGCAGGCGACCGTCTTCCCCGAGCGGTTGCCCGCGATCAACGCCTTGATCCGCGTGCGCGCGTCGTGAAACTGCATCTGCTTGGCGTGGTAACGGTGCGGGTACTCGGGATCGTTGTAGGCGAGCAGCGGGTTCGCCTGCAGGGAATCGTTGTATTCGGCGAGCAGCCGTTCGACCTCGGCGTCGGGCCGGTTTCTACGCGCCCTGGTCATTCGTATTTCCGTTTCAGCGCAGCGAGGACGGGCGAGGGAGAGGGTTCTGCTTGATCGCGACCCCCTCCCAGTCCGAGCGATTCCAGGTTCCGGAGCGTCTGTAGGGCGCTCGTACCTTGCTGACCCGCCTTGCCTGTTTTCGACGGCTGCTGGACAGCCGCGATTGCTGCTTCCGCCGGGCTCATCGTCGTCGTCGGGGTTCCTGACGATGGAGCCCCTCCAGTGGAACCGGCGTAAGCGGTCGGGTTAACCGAGCCGGGACTATCGTAGCCCGCCTTGCTACGGAGGGACGGGTCGGTCAGCTCGACGTGCCAGGGCTCGCCTTCGACCGGCAGGCCGAGCCCGAATTTCGAGAGCAGCGCGTTCTGATTGGCAGTGAGATCGATATCGGCGGCGAGGCCGAACTCGTGATTGGAGGTACCGGGGACGGCGGCGAGGGTGCCGCCTTCCTGGTAGTCCTTATAGCTTTCGACCTGTTCGTTGTAGGTGCGGAAACCGGAGTTGACATGGAGCGGTTCGCCGCTCGCCTTCGCCAGCTTGATCAGTTGCTTGGCGAAGACCGGGACGAAGCGAAGGTGCTCGGAGCCATCGACCTTGACGAAATAGCGGCTCGATCCTTTCGGCAGCGTCTTCGGCTCGGTGCCTTCGGTCTTGACAACGACGCGCTGCGGGCGCAGCCCGACCGCTTGGGCCTCCGCCTTCGCCCGCGCCAGCCGTTTCGCGACCTTCGGGTTGCCCGGCTTATCGAGCGCCAGATAATCCTTCTGGCCTTCGAGAACCGGGTATTCGGATTTCGAGTAGCCGCCGGTATAGGCTTCGAGCGCGCCCCACGGATCCTCCTTGAACCCGCTCGCACTGAGCAGCCGCGCCGCACCTGTCTCCTGCGATTGACGTTCGCGCTTCCCGGCCCCGTATTCGACCCCGTAGGAGGCGGCAGTGGAGGGGATAAACTGGGTCAGGCCCTGCGCCCCGGCGCTGGAGATCGCTTCCGGATCAAAGCCCGACTCCTGCCGGGTCAGCGCCATCAGCAGCGACACCGGCACATCGGGGTACTGGCGATGCGCGATCCGCGCCTCTTTGAAGACCCGTTTTTCGTCCGCGCTCAGCCCGGCGAGCGAGGGCACCGCTTTCGCGTAGGCCTTTTTCGCCCGCCGGTAGCGTTTTGCCGCCCTCCGTACCCGTGGCGTGGTGACGAACCCGCGCCTGCTCACGTCGAGTTTGCCCGCCCGTTTTGCCTGCCGCAGTTCGGACAGTTTCGGTGCCCCGGCAGTGGGGACTCCGTAGAACAGCTTCGGCCGCGATTTCGGTTTCGGTTTGGTCTGTTCGACCGCCAGCCCCGATTTATTGAACTTCAAGGAGGCGAAATCGGAGGGCTTCGGGCCGTGTGGTTTCGCCACTGCCCGGTTCGCGAAGCCGGTCGCAAGAATCGAGCGCGCCTGCTGCTCGCGCTTGGTTTCATGGGCACGCTTGTAGCGGCGCTTCGCCGCCGTGACCGTCGCCTCCGTTGTCACGTCGCGCGCCGCTTTCGGCATCGCTTCGACGGCGGTGACGTAGGCCTCCTTCGCGCCGGGGTAAGAACCGGCCGGTCCCTTCGCAGCCTCCGATGACGGCGGCGCTACGGTCGGCGTCTTCGGCTTGTAGCCGGGAATCGAGAGATCGCCGTGGTAGCCGCCGCTCGGCCCCTTGCGCGAGGGCTTACCGCGCGTGCCCGCTCCCCCGCCGCCGCCGAGATAGCGGGAGATTCCGGCACTGGGTTCGCGACGTTGGCGGCGTTTGCGCCGCGCCCCTTTCATCGCAGCCATGAATCACCGGGCCGGAGTCAGCTTCCGGAACCTGCGCCGGATATAGGAGGGCTCTTTGCGGGTCATCTTCTTCATCCGGCCGACGATGCGAGTCGGTTCTTTCCCGCCGCCGCCGAGATAGCGGCTGCCCTGCGCTTTCAAATAACGCGCGCGAGGGTAGGGACCAGCCCGTTCGAGTGCCATTCCGCCGGGACGGTTGATCGTGCGACTCGGCCCCGGCAACCGTCCCGCAGAACCCGCTTCTTGCCGGGGTGAGATCCGTGGGCGCCCGCGCGTGCCGCGCGCTTCACGTCCCTCTACACGCTGCCCTTTGACCGGTCGTCCGCTTGGCCCGGCGATCGGCCGGAACGCAGGGAGCTGGACCCGTTCGTTGCCGCTCGGCCGCACAGCGCGAATCGGGATCTGGACCCGACCGCTGCGTTGGATCGAAGGGTTGTAGGGCGAATACTCCCGGCCCCCGACCGGGGGTCGATTGCTGCTCTGGCCGTATTTGCCGCTGAACTGCCCTTTGTAGTAGTTCCACCCCCGCAGCTCGCGGGTAGACTGGATCTGCGGCGGGTTCTCATCGCCGCGCGCCCACGCTCGCTGAAATTGCCTTTTCTGGCCGCGAGTGAGCCCGTTGCGCGGGCTCCGTTCCCGCAGGTTGCGACGAATGTTCACCCGGCGTGTCTGTTCGATCGGCATCGAACTCCCTTTCGTTGACGACTTGGTTGCTCCGTGCGGTTCATCGCCGGAGGGCAGAACGTGGTAGCCGGGGGGAACGAAGTGACCGTGCGTCCCCTTACCGAGCTTCGCCGCCCGCTTGAATTTCCAGCCCGCTTTTTCGAGAAAGCGCGCCGCCGGTACTCCCTGCGGGCCGTGCAAGAAGATCGGTTTGCGACGATGGAAGCGGCGGCGCTGGTGCGGCGTCAGCGGCAGGCTCCCGCCTCCGCCCAAGGTTCGCGAGGCGCTGGCAGGCATCAGCTCTTCTCCAGTCGTTTACGGATTCGGTGTTTACGGCGGTGTTTTGGTCCTTTTTTGCGCGCGTAGGTATTGGACGGCTGTTTGGCTTTGTCGGCGTCCTTGATGAATTTCACCGCCCACGGCACGCCTTCGGCCGCTTTCGCATGGATATACGCGCGTTGCTTGGTCGATGCGTAGGGCATACGTCCTTCGTTCTCTGTAGGGTGTGCCCGCTTGGTAGGTAACGAAAGGAGCGCTATGGAGGTACTGGATGAGGCGCGCGAGCTTGTCGCGAAACGCCTCAGTGAGCTGGACGAAGAGCGGCAGCGCCTAGAGCGGGCGCTGAGCGAGTTGGGGACCAACGGCTCGACTCACAAACCGCGTCGTCGGACGGCGAAACGCGCGAAGAAAGGGACCGTGCTGACGAATGCGCTGGAGGTAATCCAGTCCCATCCGGACGGGATCTCCGGTTCGCAGATCGCAGACGAGCTGAAGATGCAGCCGAATTACCTGTACCGGCTGCTGAAACAGGCGGCGAGTGCGGGCCAGATCCGCAAGGACGGTCGCCTCTACTTCGCAACCTGACCGGCAGGGCCTGCCCTCGCATCCGAACGCGGGGGTAGGCTCGACCGATGCTCAGCTCGCTCGAACTCCGCGCCCGCTACCCGCTGATCGAATGGAACAAGCCAATGTCGGTCAGCGTCGCCGGAGCCCCGGCGATCTTCGTCTGCCGCTACTGCATCGCGCAGCGCGGGCTGCGCGCCGGAGAAGTGCCGGAGCGCGGCGGCTCCAGGGCCGAGATCGAAACCCACATTCGGGAGGTACACGCATGAGCCGCAGGTTGCTGCTCTGGTCGATGATCCCGCAGCTCACCGTCCTTGCGATCTTCACCCCGCTCGCGATGCTGACCGGCTCGCCGACCTTCTCCTTCGTATCGATCGGGCTCTCGGTCGGAATCGGGATCGGCTCGATCATCGGCTCGCAGACCAGGGTTCTGATCCTCAAAAACGTCTACGGCGAGCAGTGGCGAACCGACCTCGCACTCGGATCCTTCTACCGCCAAAAACGCGAAGAGGCTCCACTTAACTAGCTTCGAGCCGCCCACGAATCCGCGCGCGGCGCTGGTGGCGGCGGTGCCGTTTAAACCCCCCGAGGGTCAGCGCCAAGCGCGCGCGTCGGCCGGTCGTGCCTTTCTGTTTCGCAGCCGCAAGCAGTTTCGCGCGCGGGATCTTCTTGCCTTCGGCGACGCCAAGGTCGCGGTGCAGCGCGCCGGGGTGCTTGATCGCCCCGGCGATCCAGTTCGCCATCGTTGCCTCCTATGCGAAGAGCCAGATCAAAATCATCCCGGCGACCAGGATGCAGAGCGCGAGGACGAGGTTCGCGCCGAGCAGCGTGAACAGCGCGACGCCCGCAAGGAGCAGGATCAGCAGCGGTGCCGCCTCAGTGCTCAGAACCGCCTCCTCTGCCCCGGATCGCATCGAAGATGCGGACGAAGATCTCGGGACCGAAGAGCAGTGAAATCAGCAGGAAGTAGAACCATTTCGGGACGTTGTAGCCGTAGTCAGAGAGCAGTAAGGCGACGAAGCCGGTGACGCCGAGGGTGCGGCAGATCCAGATCCAGATTTCTTCGCGTTTCTCGCGATCGCCCATGCCCGCCTCCAGTCACACGAAAGCCGCCCGGAGGCGGCTCTCGCCGGGGCCGAGCCCGCTTGCCTATAGCAGCGCGTTACTCCCCCGTTGCGGAGAGAGTCGTCGGGTTCGAGACGATCCTGACGATCCAATCGTCATAGGGAACCCAACCGGAGTCCCATTGGCAGTCATAACAACGGCGGCGATGCAGGGTAGGGGCGAGATCGGGTTTCCACTGGTAACGCTGACGCGCGCGCGACTGACAGCGGGGGCAGATCCGGTGCATCGGGTGGGCCTGCACCACGTCGCCGCAGATCATCGCCGTATCAACCCCGCTTCAGCCGCAGCGACAGCCTGCCTGTGGCCCTCGATCGCAGCGGCTTCGGTGCTATAGCGGTTCTGGTATGCCTCCGGCCCGAGAACTTCGTCGGGATCGACCTTGCGCGCGAAGAATTCTTCGCGCTGCTTCGCGACCCGCGCTTTGGCGACCGGGCGCTCGTCGAAGACCATCGTCTCGAAGATCTCCGGCTCGCCTCCAACGCCATGATCGAGCCCCAACCAGACGGTCGAGATCCGCCAGCCGTTGGTTATGTCCTCGCCGATCCTGCGGTACTCCAGATCCTCGAAGGCCTCGACCCAATCGGCGAAGCTCATCGGCTCGGTGGTGCGGTCGTAGTAGCTCGCGCCTTGGGGGGGCAGGCCTGCGGCGTCCCATTGCCGCCGCTTCTCGGCTTCGAAGGCGTCTAGCTCGCCGCGCTCCGTCTCACCCATCCACGGGCGCCAGGCTCTGCCCATCAGCAGGGGAAGGTCGCCGGGGGTCCGGCCTCGATTTCGGTGTCGAGCAACCGCAGTTCATCCAGCCGCTTCATCCCAAAGCAAAGCTGACACATGACGAGAGGCGCACTTGCCCGATCGAGTTGTCTCACCGGCACGCCGGGCAGAAATCTCCGCTCGCGGTAGTCCTCCACCCTTCAGGCAGCTCCGGTTTCTCGACCCGCTGGACTCGCAAACAACGGTCGCAGCGCAGCGCCATCGTGATCGTCCCTTCGCCGTAGTCGCGGATCACCGCCTCCCTCAGTGCCTCGAAGCGCTCCTTGGTCGTAGCGGGGTCGCTGTAGGGCTCGATCCGCTCGCTAATGATTCCATTACGACCGATCGTCAAGATCACCCGCTCAGCCATCGCCATTGACGTCCTGATCGGGAACCTCTTCGACCGTGACCTCGGCGTTGCCCCGCAGCAGTTCGCTCATCCAGTAGCCGGTTGCGAAGGTGCTTGCCAGGCACGCAACAGTCCGGCCCTCGGGATCGTCGTCGTCCCGCAGCCTTTCGAGCAGCAGCTTGGTCCGCGTCTGCAGGTGGAGGTAGAAGGCCTCTTGATCGAGCGTCGAAGCCTCCAGGAAGGTCTGTGGTCCGGCTCCGGCGGTGATAAACGAAGCTTCTTTGATCCGCTCCGCCGTGCGCTCCTGATCCATCAGGCGACCTCCTTCTCGGCCTGCCTACGGGCCGATGAAGACGGCAGTCTGCTCTGCAGTTCCAGCGTCCGCAGCTCGACCACGCGCGCGAGAACAGCGCTCCTACAAAACTCGGAGAGGTTCCCTTCGCCGACCCGCTCACGGATCGCAGCCGCCTGCTTCGGGGAGGCGCGAAAGTGGAGGATCACGCTTTCAGACACGATCCAGCTCTTCACGCGCGAGCCCGAATTGATTCGCTGCTCCGCCCGCCTGACCGATGATGTAATCGGCATCCTTCTCCAGAAGTCGCTCACCCTCGGGAGCATCTTCAATGATCTCTGCGACTCGCTCCGCCCGCTCTCGGGCCTGCTCCTCGGCATGCTCCAGAACCCGAATCAACCGTTCCTTGGTGCTACCCAGTTTTCTCATTCCACCTGTGTAGCACATTTGCCCCTCTGCTGTGCTACAGGGCCGCGTTTGTTGTGCCGGATCTATGAGCGGGCCATGTATATATATACAGGCGCGCGCGGCCCCTCGCGCAGGCCCCCGCCCCCCTCCATCGTCGCTCGGCGCGATCGCGTTCTCTGTTCCCCGATCGTTCCCCATCGCTCAATCAACGCAGCTCGCATCGCAAGCAATCGGCATTGCCAAGCGGAATGCGATCGGCTTAGACTGTCTGCCTGCCGAGCAGACACTGGCGCAGCGCAGGCAGGTGTGGCCTGACCAATGCGCTTGACGCTGCGCGCGTTTGCTTCGCGCTGTCTCGCGCTTGTGGGCACAGCCTCACAGCCTTCGGGCTACAGCTCGATACACGAGCGCAGCTATCGCAGCCCTGTCTACCGCTCTGGTCGGTCTCCGGACCTGTCTGTCTGTGTCACTGCGCTTGCACGTAGGAAGGGAGCGCAACTTTCCCTGCCGGAACGTGTTAGTCTGACCTGACAGGTCAGGCATTGACCACTAACCGAAGGAGAAAGCGATGAGCAACAGAGACATAGCGGCGGAGGTCACGGAAAAGATCCTCGCCGAGCTGGATAAGGGAACCGTGCCTTGGCGCAGGCCCTGGACGCGTTCCGCCAATGGCGATTACGGGCAGCGAAACCTGCAGTCTAAAAAGCCGTACCGAGGGATCAATCAGTTCCTGACGGAGATTACGGCAGCCACGGCCGGATATCCCGATCCGTATTGGACGACCTTCCGCGCAGCGAAGAAAGCGGGCGGTCAGGTCCGGAAGGGAGAGAAGGGAACCCTCGTCGTCTTCTGGAAGCGGATCCGGATCAAAGAGAAGGATCCTGCGACGGGTAAGACCACCGTTAAGATGATTCCGCTACTGCGGCATTACGTGGTCTTCAATGTCGCGCAGTGCGACGGGCTCGCAGTGCCGAGCACGGATCCGATCGACGTTCCGGATCCGGTGCCGACGATCGACGCGGGAGAGGCGATCATTGCGGGGATGGATGATTGCCCGCCGATCTCGCACGGCGGAGATCGGGCTTTCTACTCTCCCATTGCGGATCGAATCCAGCTCCCCAATCGAGACGATTTCGTTACGGCCGCAGCCTATTACGGCACGGCACTACACGAGATCGTTCACGCTACCGGCCACAGTTCACGGCTAGATCGGAAGCTGGATTCTCGGCTCGCACCGTTCGGCTCGCCTGACTACTCAAAGGAGGAGCTGATCGCCGAGCTTGGCGCATCGATGCTATGCGGGTCGGCGGGGATCGATCCCGATTTCCCGCAGTCTGCCGCTTACATTGATTCTTGGCGGCGGAAGCTGCGCGGGGATAAGAAATTGATCCTCACTGCCGCAGCCAAGGCACAACGCGCGATGGATTACGTGCTAGGTGTCAAGTTCCCTGACGCCGACTGATCGGAGCAGGATGGGCGCGCCGCCGATTGCGGCGGCGCGCGCTTCCTGCGCCATTGGGCGCGGGTATAACCGAAAATGAAAGGCACAACATTGAAAGCCGGAGACACAGCAACGCTTACCGGGCAGTTTTACGGTGTCAATAAAAATCTAGATGTCGATTGGGACGCGCCTATCACTCTTGATGGGGTGAAAGCGCTCTTCTCTGAAGAAGACGAAAACGAGCGCGGCGCGGTCGCTTATTACGAAACCGCAGATGGGGAGATCTACGCAGAACTAGTTGCTTGATCGACGCGGGATCGGCGCGGCCGGAGCGATTCGGCCGCGCGGTTTCCGCGCCATTGGCGCGGTGGATGCCAACTAACCGAAGGGGAAGCAAGATGAAATTGACACTAAAGCGCGCGATCGCGGCAGCGCTGCCGGACGCGCCGGAGAGTATGCGGCTGGAGATCGGCCGCAATCTGATCTTGGACGGGAAGCGGGAAGCGATGCCCGCCGAGATCCGATGCGCGGGAGAAGTTGCGCGCGTAAACCGCTGGAGCGCAGGCGAAGAGATCGACCTTGTGGGCGATCAGCTCCGCCTATTCGCAGCGCTGTATTCGATCCCGTTTGGTCACGTTCTCGCGTTCCGCGATCTCGTGAACGCAGGCTTTCCGAAGTTCGGCACGCGCCGAGCTGCGGAAATCGCTGCGCGCGAGCTGCGGCCGAAATTGGGTTTCCAGCTAGAGCACGTTTGGGGAATCGGTTACCGCTTCGGCGACCGCGTTTAGGCGAAACCGATCACAGGCGACGCGTTCTAAGCCGATCTAAAGCTCTGGAGAACGCGTCCGCTTGTGATCGGTCGCAGCGGTTAGGCGTGGCCGCTGCCTGATGAGCAGAGCGCCAGATACCAACTAACCGAAGGGGAAAGCCAATGAATAATCAGTGCGGAGCGGGCAAACCTAAGCCCGCGCACCGGATCCCGCGCAAACTGACCAAAAAGCGCGCGCGGGAATTGCTCGCGCTGGAGACTGTGCCCGGCAGCGTGCGGGCAGTCTCCGATGCGATCAGGGAGCGCGCAGGCCTGCCGCCAGTGCCGGAAACACGACTGATCAAAGAATGCCGGGCATTGCTTGGCAGCGGAGATCGGAACGCACCGGATCCGCTAGCGGCAGCGCGCGAGCTGGCCAAGGCGCGCGCGGCGCATGGCCGGAAAGCGCGCGAGCTGGATCGGGACGCGCGCGAGCTGGCCAAGCGCGCAGTAGGGAGCGATGCGAACGTATCCGCCGTGGCGCGCGCGCTTGGCGTGACGCGGCAGCGGATCTATCAGCTCGCAGCGTGAGGGCACTACATATCGCCGAGCCGATCGCGGCCGTGCTGTTTCTGGCGCGTACGTGGTGGATGGCCCGGCGGGACGGATAGCCGGGCACCGGCTATCGCCAAAGGGCTCCGCTCCGGCGGAGCCCTTTTTTTATGCTCCGGCTCCCGCCACGCGCTGGATGCGGGACGCGACGAGAACCGGAGCGGATACCACTAACCACTCCGCAGTCTACCGGCAGCGGCCGTTGCCGGGCACCGGCTATCGGGCGGGTACGAGCGCTGCGAATCGCGTTCCCCTCGCCTGGCCTGTTATCCTTGGCTGACAGCGATACCACTAACCCAAAGGAGTCAAGCAATGGGATGGATAGTTCAGAACTACCGCGAGCCGGGCACGAGCCACGCCGATTTCTTTCAGCGTGAAGTTCTCGGCGACAATTACGAGATCCTCGATTCAGCGTTCATCGGCGGGATCGGCGGAACGTTTTACGCGGCAGTCAAAATCAAAGACGGAGCCGAAGCCGGGAACGTCTTCGCCTACGTCGCACTGACCAAGGGCTCTTCCGGCAGTAGCTTCGGCTGGAAGAGCATGGAGGAGGAAATGGGGCCGTACAGCTACGACTGCCCGGCCCGGATCCTCGACCTACTCTCGCCGACCGACAACGAGAACGCGTTGGTCTGGCGCAACAAGTGCCGGGAGCGGGCAGCCACGCAGGATGCGCTGCGGCCCGGCGTCCGGGTCACGTTCCCGGCCGATTATCTCTGCCCGGAGGGACCGCGCCGAGAGTTCGTCTACGAGGGGAACGGACGCTTCAAGGTTCCCGACACCGGCAACGTCTACAGCCTCCGCGCATGGCGCAAGGAGGAGTACGCGATCGCAAGCTGAGGCTGCTCGCACGCGCGCCGGTAACGCGGCGCGCGGCGAGCCGTCAGGCTCGATACCACTAACGGGAAGGAGCTAAAACATGGATTGCGGCGCAACAGTCCGGAGCAGCGGCGGCGAGACGTGCAAACTCGCGCCGGGGCACACCGGACACCACGCGACCATCGCGTTTATCTGCGATGGCTGTGGCAAGCACCGACGCGGGAGCCCGGTCGCATGCTCGCGCGATGGTGAGTATGAGAACGGCTTGGGTTTCTGCTTCCTCTGCGTCAAGCAGGCGGAGCGGGGATTGGTGTATGCCGACACCGACTGACATACGCCAGGGCATCGACCGCGCCGCACAGAAACGGAAAGACGGTGAGCGACTCTTCGCCGAAGGAACGCAAGAGCTGCGGGAATGGCTCCAGGCGGCGCAGGAGTCGGACGAAATCACGATGAGCGACGCCGCGAAACACGCAGGGATCGCGCGTGTTAGCGCCTACGAGATCGTCGCCGGGCGCAAGTACCGCGACAGGAAGGAGGCTGGATGAAGCGGAAGGTAATCCTCTGCGGGATCGTCACGCTTCTGTTGGGCACGAGCGTTGCGACCGCAGCCAACTACCGGCTGAATGGCAAGGACGCGCGCCACGCGGCCGACGAACGCGCGATTCGGACCTGCCATCGCAGCACAGAATGCATCGACTACGCGGTTGGCACCTGCTCCCGGATCAACGTCCGGCGGATCAACTGCGCCGTCCGCTACGCGTTCGGGTTCTCGGCTCCGGTCGCCTGCGATCAGACGATCAAGATCGGCATCGAGAACGGATTCGTGAAGATCAAGAGCGTCAGCGAAATGCTATGTTGATCGCCACGTTGAAATCCCCAAGGAAGAGCCCGCTCCGGCGGGCTTTTTCTTTGCCGGGCAGCGGACGTTACGTCTTCTCCGGCAGCTCGACCGCAGTCCCGTCCAGCACGATCCCCTTATCGCGCAGCGCGCGCTTGATCTCCTCGAAGTCACGCCGGACGATCGCAGTTGGCTGGCCGGAGTAGAGCAGGTGCTTCTCGCCGTGAATCCCTCCGGCAATCGCTGCCCGCTGCATCACGGCCGAGAGATCCTTGCCCTCGATTTGATTGCCATCGAGTTTTTCGTTCAGCCTCTCGATCGCCTTGGCCTCGATTTCCCCGGCAGCAACAGCGAGCCCCTGATGGAGTTCTGCCATCTGCGCCTTCAATTTCGGCGCAACTTCTTGCCGGATCCGTTCCAGACGAGGGATCTCATACTCATTTGCCCACTTCCAGATCGTCCCCGCCGGGATCTTGAAGCCCCTCTCTTCGCACAGGGCAGCGGCCCGCTCCCGATTACCGGAACAGAGCACGTAGGCGAGCAGGCCTACCTCCTTTTCGGCATCGGTACGTCTCGGTCTGCGTTTGGATGGGTCTGCAACCAGTGGAGTGACCATAAGATTTAGCTCCCGAGCGCACGAGCAACGCGATTGATTCGAGCCAAGCGAAGGAGAAAACGGGATAGCTCGATCGGATGCCCGTTAGGGTGCGGCTGCGGTATGCGGCAACCTGCCCGAGAGCTAACCGAAGATTAGCGTCTCTCAGGCGGCAGCGTCAAACCCGGTTTCCGCTTGGACGATCTCGCGCTCGATCGCCGCCAACAGCTCAGTCTGTGCGTCCGGCTGAAGATTGGACAGGGTTTCCCGCAGCCGGTCCCGTATTGCCCGCTCCCGCCGTCGTCGCAGCTCTTCGATCACAGCCTCATCCTCCGCCGCGATCGCGGCCCGGAATGCCAACCGATTCTGCCGGGCTTGGGTTGCGAATACCGCCAGTGTTGCATCATCGACGGCCTCCAGGGGATCAATCGCAGCTCGGCCCGCTCCGTAGCCGCGCTCCGTCTCCGCCGTCCAGGGCTCACCACGTTCGCTTCGCGGCTTGCGCAGGCGCGTCTTTAGCGAAGGTTCGGAGTACGGCCCTGGTGTCGGTGCAAGGCGGCGCAGCGGCTGCCGTTCGTCGTGAATCCCGAATCGCACCAGCCACTCGCCCCGGCGCAGCTCGACCTGATGGATCTCGATCCAGACAGTCGGCTTGCGGGGAATCTCGACCGTCGCCCCGGTTTCACGATCGACCACCTGCCGCCCGCCCCGCGTCGAAGCGAGAATGTGAACTTCACCGGGCTCGGTCTTCGGACGGCGCGACCGGCGCAGAGCGCGATCATCGCCCCGAAAGACGGCGCTGCGCTCATCGCGGGTCAGCCGTAGCCGCCTCACGGATGCGACTCCAGCAGTCCGTTTGCCGCCAGCTCGTGTTCGACCTCTTCCGCGACTTCGTAGAGCAGGCGGTCCGGCCCCATCATCAGCTCGCCGGGCTCGGCCCTGCGACTGGCCGCAGCGATCAGGCCAAGCCGCGATTCGGTCGCCTGCCGGTGCTGCCGGAGCTGTGAGAGCAGGGGCTTGACGATCTCCATCGGATCGCTGCCATCCTTGCCACAGAGCCGCGCCACCAGCGCGGTCGGGCTAACCCGATGCTCCAGGGTCGGATGCGCCAGCTCGACCCAGAACCTGCCGCTAATGAGCTGCGGCAGAATGTCAATTCGAGGTGACAGCCTTTCGTCGTAGCGATCGTGGCATTCGCGGCAGAGCGGTACTACGCAGTCGGGGTGATCGCAACCGCCCCGACTGCGCTGCCAAACGTGGGCCGGATCCGGGGCTTCGGCACCGCAGTAGAGACACCGCATCCCCTTGATCTTCTTCCGCTGCGCGGAAGAAACCTCAAACCCGGTCACTCGCCGCCTCCTGGACCCGATCTATTGCCTCCCAGATCGGAGCCAGCTCCGAGAGCTGCTCGTACCGCTCCCGCAGCCCGTTCATCTGTTTGAGGGCATCGGCAAGGACACCGGCTCGATCGCCCGGCCGTAGGGCTTTGACACTGGCGTAGCCGTCAGCAACGCCCTCCTTCGTAACCCGATGAACGTGAACGAACGCCGGGACCGGCTTCTCCTGGCCTTTGACTTCGATCTGAACGGTGCGAAGAACCCGCCGCGCTTCTTCGATTCGCCGCAACTGCGCCGCCGTCGCATCGTCCCACTCAAACAGCGGACGAAGCTCCGGATCATTCTCGACCTCCGCGACAAAGGCGGCGGGATGGCATAGGCCGTCCCGCCGCTCGATCGCTTCGGCCGTCTCACGAATCAACTGCGCTGAGACGCCTCGGATCGTCTTCGTCATTGGAGCTGCTTGATCTCCTTCTCGGCATCGACCTCGAAGCGGCCGAAAGTGCCGGTCAGTGATTTCGGAGCAGACGGTCGCCACTCCCCGACGCCGCCGAGCCCTCCGGCATTGACGAGATTGATTACCGACTCGGCATCGATCTTGGTCGGAACGAACGTGACCGTCAGCACCGCCGACCACTCCGGGAAACACGGCCGGTAGCGAAGGTCCGTCGTGCCCATCCCGATCCGTGGCGTGTCCTCTCGAATGTAGGAATCACCCTCGATCGGCACGAGCTGATCGGAACCCTCGCCCTCGACAAACAGGAGCTGCTTCGTCTCGACCAGCGTCAGCCCGTCGTACAACCGCGACGCGCCGACGATCGCCGCCTTGAATGCCGTCGCAGGCATCCCCGGCCGTCCGTCTTCAAGCCGATAGGTCGCCGCCTCCGCATCCTCCGCCGCAACCTTCGGATCGTGACGCTTACGGCTCTTTTTGCCGCCCTGTTTATCGCGCATCATCTGCAACGCCTTGTCACTCCAGGCATGCATGATGAGCGGGGAGACTCCGACGATCGGGATCTCATATTTCGCCGCGCCGATCGGCTCCAGCCGAACGGACGGAACCTCTGCCTCTGTAGTTGGCATTGCCTGCTCCTTCTCGTGTGTGAATGGATTGCTTTCCTTGCCAAGCCTTGCCGTGCCTGAGCCTGCGCAGCCTTGCCTTGCCGGGGCTGCCATGCCCTGCCGGGCCTCCCCCATCCGTGCCGTAGCCAGCCCAACCCTGTCTGCCTCGCCTGCGCCAGCCAAGCCCATCCCCGCCTCACCACGCCAATCCCGCCGCGCCGTGCCAGACCGCGCCGCGACAGTGCTCGCCGAGCCCAGACCGACCATTGCCCGACCTGACCCACCGCTGCAAGCCGTACCTCGCCAAGGCTGCCTCGCTCTGCCTCGCCGCCGCAGACCATGCCTGACCACCCCAAGCCCAGACCCGCCAAGCCCGCCGAGCCATGAATCGGCCGCAGCTCGCCATCCCAAGCCTGTGCGCGCCGAGCCTTCCGTGCCGATCCCTACCGAACCGCACCGTGACAGGCCGAGCCCGAGCCTGCCAAGCCTGCCACGCCGTGCCGGAGCAAACCTCGCCACCGCTAACCCGGCCCCGCCTCTGCCCGACGTGACTCGCCGTGCCTTGTCTGCCGTGCCCGACCATGCTGCACCCCGCCTAACCCGCGCTCGCCTTCCCTTGACGCACCTAACCGCGCCTGCCATGCCGAACCGCGCCTGACCCCGACATTGCTCGCCTGACCGCTGCATGCCGTGACAAGCCCGGCCTGGACTGCCTCGCCTTGCCGCACTGCGCCATGCCCGCCCCATCCTCGCCTCTCCTGCCGCGCCGTACCGTGACACGCCGGGCCATCCCCAACCGTGTCTAGCCTCGCCTGGATCACGTCTCCTCCTCCAGCCTTCCGGTCAACCGGGCAGCCTGCGCCCGATGCCGCGCGCAATAAAAGCAATGCATCCCGGTCTGGACCTTGCCGACCTTCTTGCCCCGGATCTTGTGGAAGATCGGGAACGAACCGATCGCAGGCTCCCGGCACCACTCGCAGCTCGCCCCGTCCAGCTTCGGCGCAAGCAGCTCATCGCCACGCATTGCCCGCTGCCCCTTCACACCCTCCGGGGAACATCGGGGGAAAATCCTGGGGAACGCTTGGGGAACATCAGGAGCAAACCGGGACTAAAGCGGAGGGCATCTCCGGCCCATCTCAGGCACGAAACCTTGCCTGGATTCATCACAGTTACCGCTTCGTTCTTTATGGCAAGCAGACGCTCTAACCAACTGAGCTACAGCCGCAAACTGTTTACTAGAGCCAAACGCCCCTCGCGGGGAACACAAAACAGACACTCATTGGCCCGTTTGGGGAACGCTTGGGGAACATTACACCGTTTCCTTGCGCCGAGAACGTTGCCGATCGAGCTTGATTCCCGGCGAAAGCAGAGCACCACGGCCGGGACCGGCAACGGCGGGGAACCGCCGCCCGAACAGCTCAGACGGGCAGTCACGAGCCCAATCGAAGGGACGCGCGTGACGATGCCTGCCGTTAGCCACTGGTCACCGCCGTATTGAACGCGGCTTCGAGCATCGGCCCAATCGCCCCTTGCTCGCGCATCACCTGCGCAGCGGCCTGCTTCGCGTCGTCACCCATCATCGCCTCGCGGATCGCATGAACCGCTGCATCCACGGACAGCTCCGCCAGCCGCTCGATGCCCGGCTGCGGGGGTTCCGCATTCAGATTCTCGTAGTAGGCGGAGAGGACTGCTTCGACAGCCGTTCTCGGCGCGTTGCCTTTTGACGCATCCCCTTGCATAGCTTTCTCCTCTGTCGCCGGGACGGGGCTGCGCCGCCCCGCTCCCGCCCCGGCATTTTCGGGTTTAGACCTTCGGCTCCTCCTGTCGCTCACCGCGACGATTCTGCTCGGGTTTCGGCGCATATCCTCGCGCCTCCAAAATGTAGGCGTCGATCGGACGCCGGGGCTGAGAGCCATCTGTCACCAGCAGGTGCTGATAGCCGACGTTCGTGCGCGGTTTGTGGCCGAGCTGATGCGAGATTTCGATCAGGCCCCAACCGCACGCCGCATACAGCGACGCCGCCGTGTGACGCAGCGAGTAGATCGACGCCCGCTGCGGCAGATCGCACTCTTCGACCGCGCGCTTGAAGCAGCGGCAGCGCTTGCCGCCAAGCCGCGCCTCCTTCGGCCGGTTCGACCAGTTGTCGCGATCAACGTCCGTCCACGGTTCCCCGTCCTGGCGGGGGAAGATCAGATCGTTGGGACCGGCGTAGGGGCTCACCCGCCGCCACTCCCGTAGATCGCTGAGAACCGGCTCCGGCACCGTGACCTTGCGCAGGTGCTTGGTCGCGCCGGTCTTCGATCCGTCGATGATCCGACCGTTGACGTTTTTCTTGACGACGTTCAGCTCCGAGCCCTGCAAATCGAGCCAGCGGAACGCGAGCGCGTCCTGCGGCCGAACTCCGACGTAAGCGAGAACCGAGATCAACGTCGCCGACTTCGGATCCTCACGATCGAGATACCAGAGCCGGAGCGCCTCGACCCCCCCGGCCGTCAGGCTGACCTGCGGACGCTTCTCCTCATCGGAGAGTCGCCGCTTTTTCACCTGCGGCACCGGGTTCACCGTCAGGTATTCGAACTCTTCGACCGCTTCATCGAGAATCATCGACAGCACGGTCTGCGCAAGCAGAACCACACTCTTGCCGTGTTTGAGATCATCGATCAGGGTGTCACGCCATTCGGCGAGCATCCTCACCCGCTGCAGATCGTGCAGCGGGTAGTGGCCAAGGTGGGGAAGGATCTCGCGATCGAGCGCATAACCGTATTCACGCAACCGCTTCGAACGAACCCGGCCCTTCTGTTTGCGCAACCACTTGTCGGCGAAAGCCTCCAGTGTCGGCGTGTCCTTGCGCCGACGCGGATCCCGGCCTTCGGCCCGCAGCTCCTGCAGATCTTCCTGAAAGCGTTCGGCCTGCCGCAGCCGGACGAACAGCTTCGCCCGCTGCCGACCGCGACCCTCGCGATACTTGACGGCGTAGCGCTTCCGATCAGCCCGCCAGAAGATCCCCTCAGGCAGGACTTCCCCCTTTGGACCTCTACTCTTTGACTTGGGCATAGGAACCAACCTCCTGTGTCCTCGCCCCGGCACGCGCCAGCGTGACCGGGGCACTTTTTTTCGCGTAGAGCGTATGTTCGCAGGTTCCCCGGTCGCCTGCAATCCCGCCGCGTAAATCACGTCAATCTGCCTCGTTTTCACGGATCATCTGATTGACCGTTTCCTGCGCGCGGTAGCCACGTTTACGGCTGCCGTTCGATCCTCCCCGCTGCCCTTCGCGTACCCACTTGCGTAAATCGGATTCGACGCCCATCCAGCGACCCTTGCGCTTGAACAGGGGAATTTCACCATTCTCTGCCAGCCGGTAGAGGGAGGTTCGCGAGAGCGGGATGATCCGCTCGGAAACGATCTGATCGATCGAGAGAATTCGATCCATCAGGCAAGCTGCCCCCGGCTCCAGCCCGTCCGATTCGAGCGCGCCCTTGGGTGCCGAGAACCCGCTCCCGTCCGCTGTGACGCGTGCAAGACGACCCTGCCCCCCTTCGGGTTCTTGACACCGTTCCAGAGCTTGTCCATGTAGATCGCATCCTGTGGTGAGATCGGCAGGTGTCGAGTGTGGTTGTAATACTCCGCTCCGGAGTCACCTTCGTTCGCATGGAACATCGCGATCCGTTGTCGATTCTCGCGCGCGTTCAATGCTCGTACCTCCGGAGCAGGAGCGAGAGCATCCCCCGCTGCCGCTTGCTCAGGCCCTTGACCCGAATCGCCGGTTCGCTGACGATTTCGGTACACAACCGCGCCGCGCGCGCTGGACCGATGTGCGGCGCAAGGCAGAGCAACGCTTCGAGACTCATCCCCGCCACCCAACTCGGCGGATCAAGAAGTACCTCCGAAACGCGCGCCCTTCCGGAACGGGTTTTTTCCCGGAGGCGGGCGCGACGAAAGCGAACCTCGTTGGCTTTTTCGAGCGCTTCCAGGCTTTGCTCACGAACCGGAGTCCCCGCCATTCTCGACCTCGATTGTCTCGGTTGTCACTGCCACCACGTACTCGGCGTAGGGGCTGTATTCGGCGACCTGAATCGCCGCATCGAGCTTCTCCGCCACCGTCGCATTCGGATCCACTTTCGGCATCGGGATCGATACCGTCGCGACCGCCCGAACCTCCTTCATCGCACCGCCTCCCCGCTCGGCAGAAGGATCCGCTTCGGATCGATCTTCCGCATCCCCTCCAGCCGTTTGAGCCCGGCACTCGGCAACCCGGCGTAGGCATCTTGGCGCTCGCGCTCAGCTACTACACCCCTGTAGATCTCACGAAACTGCGCGCGCACGATCGGCTCTTCTTCGGTCAGATATCCGACCGGCTCGAAGCCGTAACGCCGAGCTGCGATCTCGACTGAGCGGGGTAGGGAACGGTAGAAAGCGGGCCAGTCGGTGACGCCGTAGCGCAGCAAAGCCCGCTTGACGAGCCGCCAGGCCTCGCCGTGGTCGGGATCGTCACGCTGCAGCTCCTGCAGCTTGGCCAGGATCTGAGCCCCGTTCGGGCACCAGTCGCGCCGCTCCCGGTAGAGCACCGCGATCGCGGCCCGGACCTGTTCGATCGGGAACGATTCGAGATCGCGGTACCAGATCTCGATCGACTCGCGCGGGATCTCGCGATTCGGCCATCGCGCCTGCAACTCCGTCGCAACCTCGTACCACTCGCCCTTCGTCACGCTGCATCCCCTCCTTCTTCGGCTTTGATCCGCTCCGCCTCCCGCGCGAGCTGATGCGCGTTTGCCATCCCCTTGCTCTTGCCCCGTTCAGCCTGCAGCCGGAGCTGGTCCCAGTGCTTGTCGAGCTTCGCCAGGCTCGTGATGATCGGCTGCCAGAACTTCTCGCCCTGCGCGTAGCGGATGAGCTGCTCGGCCTGCTCGACGGTTCGCCCCGGCGGGTTCAGCAGGATCCGTTCCTCGTGAAACGCCGCCTCCGTCAGCTCCGGCCGGGGCGAACCGTTGCGTTCGATCAAAACAGCGAGTAGGGAAAAGAGGCGACCTTCCTCGGAGGAATTCCGACCTCGCGCGTTCCCGTGCTCCTTACTCCTTACTCCTTTCTCCTTACTCCTTACTCCTTTCTCCAGCAGATTTTTTCTGAAAGTCTCGGAGGATTTCGGAGAGATTCGGTCGATCTCGGCGGGCGGGCTTGGATGCAGGGGTTTTCTGCGTTGGTCGATGCGCTGGTGCCGGTCCCACGAGGGTAAATAGAGAAACTCGCGTCCAGAATTGGAATACCGTCGTACCAGGCCCCATTTGGCCAGCTCGTCAATAAGAACATCGACCTCCGCAGCGGGTCGGGGATGGTAGGGCCAGACCTCCGCCGAAATCAGCCGGGGATCGCCCCGCATCCGGCCGTAGTCATCGGCCAAGGTGATGAGCGCGATGAAGACGCGAAAGGCACTGTCGGTCAGCTCGCCCACGGCCTCGTCCTTGTGGATTTCGGGCTTCAAAGATCGGATGCGTGCCACGTCTACGGGATCTCACCCTTCCGGATGGATTGGTTCGCCGAGATCGTCGCCTTCTGGTTGGAGATCCACGTCTTCAAGGCGTCGATCCGGGCCTTCGTCGCGTGATATTCGGCCCACAGCGTCGGCTTCACGGTGCGTACGTGGCGCTCGGCTTTCGCCCCGCGCACGTCGGCTGGAGGCGGTTTCTGCTCGGCCTCGATCGCCTCGTCGTAGATCTTCGCGACCTCTTCTTTGATCGCCACGTCGTACTCCAGGGCGAGCCCGTTTTTGATCTCGCCGTTGACGTGCTCGGCCTGATGAAACCGTTGGCTCAGATCCGCCAGTTCGGTCGAAGCCGCCTGCACCCCCTTCGACGCTGTGTCGAGCGCCTCCAGGATTTCGATCGGGGCTCGCATCAGTACGGTCCATGAAAGAGATCCCGAGCCGGGGGATTGACGCGGCGGAAATACTCATCGGTGTCGTCGCGCATCCGCCGCTCTTCGGCCTGCTCCGCCGCCGCTTCCCAGTAGGTGTCCGACCAGGGATCGCGAGGACCGGCGACAAGCCTCTCCAGGGCCGGGGTTTCCAGCCAGCAGTCATTGCAGCAGCCGAGCCCGCGAATCATGTGTGTCGAAACCTCGAACCGGCAGAGCCTGCAGGTGACAAGCTGGATCGTCACGGTGCGACCGCTGCGCTGCCGGGGTAGAGGTTGTGATCGACGGGCGGGGTCCACTCTCGGTTTGGCTGTTCGCCTTCCCTGACAATTTCCCGGAACCCCCTCCCCGTCCCGGTGCAATACGGATGGCCGGGGAGAACCGTCAGCGATGGAGACTTGTGATCGTCGTGCGTCACCACCAGCATCAGATCGCCGAACCCGTCGCACTTGATCTCGACGTTCGGATAGTGATTGTTGAAGGCGACGACCGCCGGGGTTGACTTGTCGATCTGGCCATTGCCAACATCGTTCGCGTCCTCTCGACTCTCGTCAGAGCCGCAACCCGCAGCCAACAGGAGTGCCGCGAGCGTGGTTGCTAGGGCGAGCCTGCCGCTCAAAACGGGATATCGTCCTCCGGCTCCTGCGAGGGCAGCGGAGCGCCGTGGTGGGCCTCTGTGCGTTCGACAAGGCGTTTCACTGCGGCGACCGCCATTGCCTCCGTTTCGAGCCGTTCGATCGCGGCCGAGATTTCGGTATCGGTCATTTCACTGAGCGCGTAGGTGACGACGAGATTGATCGCGGCCGGGGTCAGGTGCGCCGCGAGAAGCCGCTCCAGCATTTCGCCGCGCTCGCGCGCGTTGCTCTGCCGGATGGCCTGCCGCTCGGCGGGAGCGGAGCCCTCCCCCATTTGGGGCTCCGCTCCGCCTGCGGCCTCAGCCGAGATAGCAGCCGTCTGAGCGTCGAGCTTCCCGGCGAAGTAGTCGAGCAATTCGATCCGTCGATCAACGGCGTCAGGATCCGGCTCCGCCGCCAGAGGCTGGAGGTTTTCGGCGGCGACCAGGAGGTTGTGAGCGTGGCGGGAACCGGCGACTTCGGATGCGGGACGCTCGCGCATCCTGCCGCCTCCTCCTCCTCGGTTCCCGCCAGCGCCCCCTCCTCCTCCTTCCCGGCGCTCTTTCTTGAACTGGAGCCCGTACTGGTTCTCGGAGATCGTGCCGTAATAGCTTTCGCCGATCTTCGGCAGATCCCCCGCCTTGCGCCGCCAGTAGGTGTCCGGTGCGCCGTCGAAATCGACGTAGAACTTCTGCAGGCTGCGGCCGTTGACTTCCTGCACGTCGCCCTCGCGAACGTCGGCGACACGCCAGTCTTTTGTCTCGGGATACATCTATCTGGCCCTCCAGGTTTGGCCGTTGAAGGGGGTTCCGTCCGGGATCATCCCGGCGGCAAAGACGTTGCGTTTGTCCTCGCCGAACTGCGAGTAGAGGGAGCCGAGATCGGTGTCGAGCGCGGTTGCCGCGTTCGCTTCGCGGGCAAGCCGGTGCCGTTGGCGCGCGCGCGAGATCCCCTGGATCTCAGCCGCAGTCGCCGTCGCCCGCCGAAGGGCTCGGAGAGTGTTGCGCCGCGCGCTTGCTCCCCGGCCCCGCGTCACCTAATCAACCTCGTCGGGATGATCGAACGCGGGCGATGCTTACGGTTCCAGTCTTCGGTGTGCTTGCTGCGCCGCTGCGCCCGGATCCGCTCGCGCTCGCGCTCGGCTTCGCGCTCACGGGCCTCGGCCCGGCGCTTGCGTTCCTTGCGTGACTTCCGCGATTTCGCCGTCAGCTTCTGCCAGCCGGACGGCCTGCGGATTTCCTGCTGGATCCCGCCGAGCTGCTCGAACGCCTCCTTCGACATTAGGACAGCGACGATCTGGCCCCGGTTGTCCTGGATCTGGCGGATCTCTTCGGGTCGCCGCCGGACCTGATCTACTGCCTCGTCTAATGGATGAATTTCTTGCATGAAGAAGGCGGGAGGCGGGACTGGCTACCCGCAACCGGAGGCGGCGACCTTGCCGTTCAGCCGACGTTCTCCGGAGCCCTCCGTTTGACGCCACCGCGCCACGCTGCCGCCCCTGTGTTTCGGGGTGCCCAACCACGCGACTCACCGGATCGGCCTGTCGCCTGGTCTTTACGCGCCGGATTCACGTTAGGGCCTACGCGCCGCGCCAGCCCTTTTTCCGTCACTCCCATTCCCCGAC